GAAATACCAAGATGGTGCCCAGGTGCATAGGCTGGGCGTTGGGATACTCTGGCTGGCTGAGCACTTTCAACTTGCCAGTTAGAACGTGCCACCCCTTCGTCAACGGGAGTGGCACGGATCAACTCACTGACAAGCACTTTGGTCGCTTTGCGAGGAGTGGCATCGCCCCATTGGCCCACCTGGTAGGCGCGAACATAAAGCAGCCTCCCCAGATCGCCAAGATCAGCCATTTTTCACTCCCCGTTCCGTTTCTGCCTTCTTTCGTCTGAACTCCAGAAGGGCATGGTCCAAGTTTTTGACGTGATAGGTTACATCATCTGCCAGTTCTCCGTAAATGTTCTCATCCTGGCAGTAGGCTCGGATCGCTGAACCCGGTATATAGCCATCTGTCCGTTCAGAGCACAACTCCTGAAAGATTTTGTAGAAGAAACCCAAGCCAAGGGGTATTTCAGGATCATTCGCGATGGGGTCAGGTAGCGGTTGGTTCGACCTCATTGCGATTTTGATAATCTGCTCTTCGACTGGTCCCTGTTCTAACTGGTAGATCAGGAACTGCTGTAGTCGTTTCCCTCCTCTTCCCGGCGGGTTTGGAGGAACAACGCTTCCTTGCCAGACTGGACCCGCAGGTCATGATAGAGGTTTTGGATTTCGTTGTGCTGAAGGACCTGCAGCACATTCTCCCAGCTGAAAGCCAGGAGGTCGCCGGTGTCAGGGTCTTCCAAGCCCGGCTTCCAGTCCTTGCCGTCAGCGTCGGGGAGCCCGTCGGCATCGACCAGAACTTCCCAATTCAGAACGATCGTCTTCGCCATCGCTTCCTTCATGATCTTTTCCGAGATTTTGCCGTCAAGGGTCTCGAGTTGGATGGCACGGCGGTATGGCTTCGTCAGACTCTCCAGAATGCGCTCATAGGCCTTGTTGGAACCGCCAGCACGGGCGATAGTCACACGGAACGAGCCATAATCGAGGATCACGCCTTCCTGTTCAGCACTGATGTCAGATCGGAAGGAACCATAGCCACCCTTCCGCTGTTTCTTTGTCACTTTCATCTTATGCTCCTCAGCATTTGCGTTTACTGCTATTCCCGGATTGCCGTCGCTTTATAGCTAGTGCTTGGCATTGGAGGTTCTTAGGCCTCTGCTGCATCCGGAAGGTAGTCATAGAAGCTCATGACGATGGTGTGAGCCAAATTGGAGTTCACGTCCTCGCCATCAGCGGCCATCAAGCCCAGCGGAATGGTCACCGCCTGGTTCAGTTCCACGTTCAGTTTGCCATCGTCAAGGGACAGCAGTGGCAGATCGAAGGACAACCCGGCGTTGTCCTTGACCACACAGATGTCAATAGTGACGTCTGAGTTATCACGCAGGGCCTGGAGCGCTGACATGTTCTGGAAGTAGGCAGTAATGTTTCCGCCGACTTCAAGGGTGCCTGCAGTTGCTTCAAAGGCACCGAGGGTCCCGACGGCCTTGTTCATGGTGATGTTGTTGTTGATGGTCAGCCGTGCCTCCGTCACATAGGCAAACATGGCATCTACATATTCGTTTGTGCTGGAGCAAAGCCCCATACGAATACGCGTCACGTGGGTCGAGGTATTGAATGCCTTGGCCGAGCCCAGCGACGGCCGGGTGCCGACTTTGACGCCAGTTGTGCCATCATGGGTCTCGTAGTCTGTGCCCATGAAAGACATGTCCACCATAATCTTGTCCGCGGTATCGATCGCCATTGTCATTTCACTGGGGACAGCCCCGATAATGTATTCTGCCTGCACTTCAGCCGGCAGAGCATCGTCTGGAGCACCCAAGGTCCGTTCCAACTGGTAAGTCGTGCGGGTGATTGCAGCGCCTTCCTGGTTCTTCAGGGTACGACCGAAGAAGATTTGGATCGTCTTGCCAGACCCGAGGTCTGTAACCATCACCCCGGACGCCTTGTCCAGCGTGACCGAATTGGCTCCGTCAGTACTCCGGACTCGGCACCAGCCGTTGTTCGTGGTGGTATTGAAGGTCATCGGAGCAGAGTCACCACCGATATAAACCAGCTCGCCATCCACCAAACCGAGTTGGGTCAAGTCCTTGGTGGTGGTTTTGATGACTGGCAGCGTGCCAGCAGCGTTGATTTCACAGTCACCAGTCGCAAACTGATGGCCCACACGAACGACTTTGGCGCCTGCCGGGGGTGAGGCCTCAATGGTCAGGCCAGCTGCAGAAATGGTGGTGCCAGTTACGGCGGTCACCAACTTGAGGCCGTTGTTGCCCGTGATTGCAAAGCCCGAAGCAAAGATCAGGTCATTGACCAGGAAGTCCGAGGCACTGGGAACCGTATAGAGGAGGCCCGAGACTGCCGAGGGGACCTGACGACCTTTTTCTTCGAACTGGTCAAAGATGAAACCTTGGAACAAGTCCTGGATATTCGTCTGGGTCAGGTCGATGTTGAACCCGCCGGCGCTGTCCAGGTCAGTCAGCACGCCCTTGTAACGGGAACGCTTGCTGTTGATCGGAGCACGCGCCACCTTCGTGAAGCTGCCACCGAAGTCGCTGTAACTGTTCGGGTCAAGTGGATACCAGACAGTGCCTGCAACGCCAATGGAACTTTCAACGCAGTAACGGAGTCCCGTCACATTGCTGTCGATCTTGCTGACTTGTGCCATGGATGGCCCCCTTATCTGATTTGGTCATACTCAAAATCCGCACAAACGCTCGTAACGCGGAAGGACCCGGATTTGCCGTCCTCCACTGCACGGACATTCCTGAAGATGACCCCACCAGTTGTGGTCACCCCTTCAAGGGCGTCATGCACGATTGTAGCAAGTTCGTCAGCCAGCGTAAACCCGTCTCCTTCAGGGGTGTGCACCAGCACTTCGAGATACCCATAGCGGCGAAACGTCCGATTGCCAATGGGGCCCATTGTTGCTTGGCCTCCAGTGACATGGTAGACGCCCACAGTAGCATAGGGTGTTTTAGTTTTCGGCCGGGATTTGCTGTCATCGTCTTCCCAAATCACAGTAAACCCTGCCGAGTAACCAATAAGGGCGGCGTTCACTATGTCAAGCATATCATCCCGTGCTTGTGCTCGTGTAAGGTTAGACATGAGTCACCTCGCCACGTATAGAATATAGATAACGCGGGTATTGCCGGGTTCCACAATTTCCACGTTCTCAATGCTCCAGACATGCCCAGACGTGTCTGTCAAGTCGGTGGCAGTAGTAAGGTCAACGGTGGAAAACTGCAGAGTTCCAGCGGTGTTAATCTCAGCAATAATGAAACGGGAGTGGCTCAGACGCCAAGTAGCGTCTTTGTCTTCCTCTTCCTTGTAGTCATACTGGACTGCCAATACCGTCACCGGAGTGGTACCAGTCGAGCCACGCCATGGCTTTGCTGTGTCCCGCTGCGGAGTGGCAGTACGGGCGGTGACCACCATTGAAGCGCCATGCTTAGCGATCAGACGACTAGCAGTTTTCTGAAGACGGGCAGAAAGGCTCAACGACTTACCCCTTCGTACTCTTGATGAACGGACTGACAAGGAAGTCTGCCTCGGGATACTGGACAACCCTGTCAGCATCGACCAGGAATGAACCTGAGCCCACTCGGGAAGCATGAACTCCGCCTGTCGAGTAGTAGGTCTCTTCGTATATGGGGCCAACTTTTTCGACCTTGCGGTTGATGCGGCCGAATGGAACGGGCGCACCATCGGCGATCGGATAAACCGTTTCAGGGATCAGCGGATTGACAAGTGCTTGAACGGCATATTCTGCACAGGCCAGGGCAATCTGGACTGGCACTTGGTCAACCAGTTCGGTGCCAAGTTTGTCATAGACATACCGACGGGGCCACCCAAGGGCTTGGGCAGACGAGGAAATCAAACCCTTCCACTTCATACCGAACCTTTTCTCCATATACCGGGTTGCCTTGACAATGGCAATCTCTTTGGTAGGAGTGGCTACCGAGGTCCAAGTCGTGTTGGCCGAGGCTGTGAAATAGATGTCGGCGTCTGCCACAGAGATGTAGGCGTCCGCTGCAACCAGGCCAGTACCATCTTCGACTGTGAGGGCCATCGATCAATCCTCTTCAGCTTCCTGAGCGGCTAAACACCCCAAATGCCGCTGCTGTGCGTGATAAAGGACTGCAGAGCTTTTCAGAGATGCAGTCCTAGTTGCCATGGTCTGTTACCCCTGGTTGCTGAATAAATCTGGCGTGCGATGGCCCTGGTTGGCACGGCGAGCTTTCAGGGCCATGTCGATCGGCGAAGACGCCTGGCTCAGCGTCACCCCACGGGCAGCAGCTCGCTTCTCATGTTCGCTGTGCTGAAACTGCTGAATGGCAACTGCGGCGCTCAGGGGCGGGAAAGCCTGGTTCTTGGCGTTGACGGCATTGGCCAAGTCCTGCTCGGCTTCAGCCAGCATCAGCTTGCCCTTTTCCAGGCCACGCTGAATGGCGCTCACGCGATCCTGCGCTTCCTGGACTGCCTCGTCCATCTCAGCCTCTTCGTCACCCGGGCCTTCTGCGAGAGGATCGAAGTCATCATCAGGCCCGCTGGCACCTGCCGTGGCCTCGTCGGTCTCTTCCTGGTCGCCAAGGAACAGCGGATCAGTATCCAAATCGAATGCGTTGTCAGCGTCCATGCCCGTGGGGCCCGCCGTTTCTTCATCGTGGGCTTCGTCGACCAGAGACTGTGCATGTCCCCGATTGAAGTCAGGAGCGGCATTGGTCACCTGTTTGCGGGTCACGCTCGCCCCAAGCAGGTTTTCGACAGCGTCTAGACGAGGCAGACCATCAGTGGTCCAATGGTCATCGTTTGCCGGGGAGAGGCCCATTACGGCCTCTAGAATTTCTTCATTCGTCTTTGCCATTCAATTGCTCCTCAGGGTTAGGTAGGGCCCGCCTAAGCGAGCCCTGTAGGTAGGTCAGTCGTCGCCAAGGACGATGAATACGAGATCCACAGTGCCAGTCACAGTCACCACGACACTCTGTGCATTGGTCACCGTGTCCGCGTTGAGGGTGACATTGAGGTTCACCTCCAGCGACCCGTCGGTGTTGTTGAGGATAGCCTGCGCAGCGTTCATTGCCCGCACGTTGGCAATGATCTCATTGGTGGCAGCCGGAATGGCAGTCGAGGCAATCAGGTCCACCTCGGTGCCGTTCAGGGTAACATCTGCCGTGGCCGAGGTGCCAATGGCATAGGTCCCCTGGAAGTTGTCAGCAAGGTTCACAGACGTCGGACCCGTGAACGTCAGGTTGGAAACACCACCCAGATAGAGCAGGTTGCCCTCAGGCAGAAGGTCGATGATCGCCGTGGCAAAAACTGCTACGCCAGTCGAGCCAGTAAACGTCAGGGCCTCACTCAGCGCAAGCTTGATGTGGACCACGTCTTTCGTCGCTTTGGGGCCCCGCGACAGGGAACGTTGCAGACCTTTGGTCATAGCCTTATCCTTTCAGAAGCTTGTTGTGAAAAGGGGCAGCTTAGGCTGCCCCTCAGTTCGATCAGCTTTCGCGAGTGATGAGCCGCGCGACTTTGATCTGCTTCCGTTCGGTGAAGACCCGCTGCCAGGAGGTCGCGGCTGCCAAGTTGTTGGTCGTCGCCGCGTTAGTCGGGCCACCTGAAGGGGACGTGCCGACATAGGCGTGGCCGACCGGATGGAGGCACCACTGGACCCGGTCATACATGATTTCCTGGCCACCGCCGTCGCCGGCCGAGGGCAGGCGATCGGTTTCAAAGGGCGTCTCCGGCGTGCCGACGCCATAGCGCACCGCACCACCGCCGAACAACCAGGTGTGGTAGATGCCTGCAGCGGTCTGGGCAGCGCCCGTGCCGGCCGGGTTGGGCAGCCCATCATCCACGATCACACGACGGCCAAGGAACGTGGGGATATTGACCACACCATTGGCATCGGGGATGAAGTCAATCAGGTTGTTCTTCTGCGCACGGGCATAGACAATCGAGTGCATGAAGCACATGCCCAGTGCCTCTGCGCTGTCGCCCATGGTCACGGCGGTGTCGATGAACGCCTCGGCCGAGAAGTCTGTCACACTAGCTGAGTAGGCACCACCCGAGATGTCATTGGTCAGGTCGTTCTGCACGTGCTCTGTGCCCGTCGGGGCAGCAGCGTTGTCCGCGAAGACGCCCTGCATGGTGGCGATGAACATCGCTTGCAGGCGCCGCGTCCAGTAGTAGCCCACACGATTGCCGATGGCAGTCATGGGCTTGGAACCAGCAAGGTCGGCCGCGAGGTCCATGGCACTCCAGGACTGGTTGCGGTTCAGGCGGACAGAGATTTCCGTCAGGGTACTGATTTTCTTGGGCACCGAGAAGCTGGCGTCGTTGTCCGTCGAGGTGTTTTCCTCGTCGTTGTCCAGGTCTTTCCACGATGGCGTGTTGAAGGTCAAACCGCCGCCATTCAGCAAGGCATCGATGGACTCGTCCCTCGCCACGACGCCTGACTGGATCAGCGCGGACTTCTGCTCGGTGACAAGCTGCTTGTAGGGGGTGTAAATTTCAGGGACAACCACGTCCGCGATTTTGGTGACAGCCATGGGAAAGCTCCTTTTGATGGCTCTGATCTGATGGAGGGTATCTGACCTGAGCCAAGCACCATGGCTAGCTCGGCAGGACGAAGCTTTTAGGGCCCATGCCCAGCCTGCTTAAATAGAAGCACACGAGCCATGCCCGTGTGCCCTTGGATTTTGAATATGACGCGGGTTACCGGTGCCGTAAGCCAGCGTTAGCCGGTTGCCGTCGGTGCAGTGGCCCCAATGCGCGAGCCCGCGGCCTTAGCCATCCGCTCGGCTTTTGCCCGGTCAATCCGGACCATCGCGCCCTGAGCGTCAATGTCCCAGGTCTTGGCACCCCAAGGGTTTGTCCCCAAACCACTGACGCCGTCCTTGCCGCCGCCAGCACCACCACCCTGAGAAGCAGGCCACCAGTGGGGTTTCTTTTCTTTCATGTCTGCCAGCCACACATCTGGTGTAGTGCCATCCTGCAGTCCACGGGCCCCAGGCTTGGCAACGATTTCGCCATCCTCGGCGATTTCGAACAGGTGCGTGGCCATGAAAATCACGTCATCCATCGCTGTCGACACGACCTTTTCATTGGTGGCCAGATCACGGAGACAGCTTTCGATGGTGCCGCGGTTGATCGTGCCTTTCAATTCGCCGTTGGCCGCTTCCAGTTCCTGGTTGCGCGACCTAAGCTGGTCACGCTCACGCTCGATGGGACGAAGTTGCCGGTTGACACGGGTTTCCACCAGTTCTTCCAGCTTCTTGTCATCGACCTTGCCGCCCTCACCAGCGGCAATACGGGCGCGCAAGTCTTCCAGTTCGTCGAGGTCCAGGAGCATCTGGTCAATATCCACATCATCGCCGCCCAGCTTCGCCAGCCGATCTTTGGTCTTCTTATGGTCATCCCGCTCTTTGCGCAATGACGCCTGGAGTTTGGTGACATCATCCGAGGTCTTCATACCTTTGATGCCAATCAGGTGCCATTTGCCGTCTTTCTCGGTGTAGAGGCTTTCGAACCCGGATGGGATTTCATCAGCAGAATTGTAGATCAGTTCAAGCATAGTAAGCTCCTCAATTAAGCGCCATGCGCTTTGCCCCATGGGCGGTTCACTGGAATGGGACATCCATTCTAGCTGCTTCGAAGATGTGGCGCTCACGCATTGCCATTTGCTTCAAATCCAATCCTCGCCAGGCGGGTTCGCGGAACCCTTCCACTGCGAGTGTCCCCGCCCGGAACGCAGCTCCTTGGCGGGGCCCCAAAACCTCGTCCTGATCCCGAGCGGAAAGTCGATTGAGCCATTCTCGGTAACTTGGAAGGAATGGGGTCCGCTTGCCGACCAGTGGAACACGGGTTGATCGACAATACCAGTGGAGAGGAGGTCTGGGTCCCTGCCCAGCCTCAAAAGTCCTCCCATGAAGGCCAGTACAGAGCTTTGTTGTTCTGGAGTCAAGGATGGCGACGTAAATCTCCCGGCCTGTGAGAGCATTTTCTGTGTCGATCTGCACCCGTGCCAAGTCAGCAAAGACGTCCGTGGCTGTTCTCACCAGGGTGTCAAGCTCGCGGCGAGTAGCCTCAACGGCTCCTCCGATGCCACCTAGAGCGCTTTGGCCCAAAAGCCGAGCACGTAAGGCAGCCTCGTTCTCACCGAGACGCACACCAAAGTTCAGGCCCAGCTTAAGGCGCTGCATATCATTGTTGAAAAGGCGCTCCTGCCACTGATCCATAGTATTGCCCATGACACTGGGAGTGCCCGACACGATTGTCGAGGGCTGAACCATTTGGCCCATTGCCCGCAGCATGGCAGTATAGAATTGGGCCTCGTAAGCTTGGGCCTGACCCAGGTTAGCAGACAACCTGTTAAAGGCCATCACGAACCCCTCGTTTCGCACTACGCGCATGCGCTGAACTTGGGTTTGGATGAAAGCTGCCCCACGAGTATCATCCAGGCGTAAACCCCCAACGGAAGTAATATAAGCTGCCACTGCTGCGGCAATGGCACCCACCTCCGCTTCCGTTTCATCGAGCTCCCGTTGGGCTTGCACCTGGTAAGGAATAGACAGTTGCATCAGGCGAACCTGGTGCATAACCATCCAATCCAATAGAGTGTCGAATGTCTCCATCAGTTGTCAGTCTCTTTGGTCGGCCCAGGGGTGCTGCGTTTGGTTTTTTGGCGCGGGTCTTCCGGATTTCCGCGCCCATTGTCCAGGTTGTTCCCGTTTCCCGGGTCTGGCTTTGTTGGATCGAGCACAGTCCCCATAGTGAGGGCCCGCTCGCCTTCGATTTCGGCCATTTCCTCTTCGAAGGTTTTGTGGGTAAGGTCTTTCTTGCGGAAGTGGTCATGGATCGACCTGAGCGACAGCGGAGCACCCATTGCCTTCGACTGCATGAACTCCAACACGTCCTGACCAGAGAACATGTCATCGGTGAAATCAAGGTTGGGTTCGACAACTACCTGTTTAGGGTCTTCGCCGATCCATTCAGCGATTTGACGCAGAGCGCGCTGAAGCCCCTCGCCGCTCACGAGTGCAAGGGTACGGAGCGTTGTGGTCCGGGCAGACACACGGATGCGGAGAGCATCGCCAGACTGTCGGGAACTGTCACCGAAGTCCAGAAGACGAGCACCACGTTCTGCAGCCTGTTCTTTGTCAGCTTTGAGGCTCTCACGCTGCTCAGCGAGACCATCAGCAGAAACGCCAATAAACTTGGCGTCTCCCCCGAGGGGAACTTCAATCCGGGCGCCAGAACCCACACGAGTACTTGTGCCATCTTCATCATCGTCGATCACTGCTCCAATAATCACGAGAGTGTCTTGGCCCTGCATGAACAGGGTTTGCCGGTAGTCGGCTTCCCCACGATAAATCGCCAGGGTCAGGTTGGACAGACCAATCAGAACGGGTGGCTCTGGAGCACTTTCCAAATCGCCTGCGTTGATGAACGTGAATGGAATGTAAGGCAGACCATTGCCGGCAATTTGGGGCTGGACTGCCATGGCATTTGCCAGCAGTCCGTCTCTCCCGCGAACTGATGCTACCCAAAAGTGGTCACCGACGGGACTGATTTCCCGGTCGGAACTGAGCAGGGTGACCAGGTCACTGTTTGGCGCCAACAGCACCCGATACTTCTCCTGCTCTTCCCAGGTAAAGTTGACCCGCTCGTGCTCAGTCTCGTCCAGTACTAGGGAGTCAAGGTCAGACTTGTTGTCCTCGCGTTTGCCTGTGTCCCAGTTGATGATATTCTTCGCCACGTAGGTAGCAATGTAAGGAAGGGCTGTCGGGCCTTCTCCAGAATGAACATCGACCAAGAGACCAAAACGTGAATGACGGAGCTGATGGAAATGGATTTGCCGGAGCAAGGTGTTCAGTGAGTGACCCTCGGCCGTAATCCGTTCTCGCAGTGGCTCCATGCGCGCCGGCAGTTTGATCTGGGCAGGCTTACGGTTCATGAGGTCCACCATTGTGGTAACGGCATCCTTCACGAAGTCGTGATAAACCGCACGGGTCCTGTAGGCCTGATAGGCTTGATAACCAGGCTGCTTGTCCGTTTGCATACCATCTGCAACCATACCTGCTGTCGGAGGCAAGTAGGTCACTCCAGCGTTTTTGACGACACGTTCGCCATCATAGGTGTCACTCATCTGCTGCCAATCCTCGACATACAGCTCGTAGAGCGGGTGCTTTTCACTGACTGACATCGCTTGAACCTCTAGTAATGGCCGGTAGTGCGCCCGGACTTGATGTTACGCTTCTTGAACCGGACACGATACCTGCATTCGTCACCAATGTGATCCTCGGCATCGGAGTCCACATCATCCATGTTGTTTTCGTCACGGGGAAGTGTCGGAACAGTTCGGACGAATTGGTCACAGGTTTTGAAGACAAACAGGCCCGGGCGTTCACGCAGCCCCTCTTCTGGCGGCGTCCGCTTCTCGGGCGGAACAGCTGCCTTCATCATGGTGCGCATCTGCTCCCAGCCTTGCTTCCGTGACCCTGGGCTCTTGTCCGAATACTCCCAGGTAATACCTGGATAGAGCTGGTTGTTTATACGAACTGGCATGCCCATGTCCGTGGCTTTGGACTTGGCATTCGGGTCGTCCTTCTTTCTGCCTTGCTCATCGTCGAAGATGGCATTGTCTGCTGGTCCCGGACGAATACGACACCAGCGACGGTTATGGGCTCGACGCCATCCCATCTCCAGTTCATATTCAACAATCCCCCGGGCGATCTCTGTTGCCAGCAACCTGGCACCCTCGTTAGGTTTACCAGTCCAGCCATACCATTCAGCAATGCGGAACAAATCCCCATGCACTGTCGATCGGCGATGGCCGAAGGCGTCTGTATAGTCAGAGCCATCACTCTCGGCCCACCACCCAACGGAGAACGGAGCACTCGAACCCCAGTCAAAACTGCGGTCAATCCGCCAACTTTCAGGGATTTTGAATGGCTCTGTGAGGATATAATCCTTGCCCATATACCAGATGTCATCGAACATGCCACCAGCAACGATGTCCCACGACCCGTCAAGCCATGCAGCAAGTTCCGCAGGGTTTCGAGCAGCAGTGCGGATATTCCTCTTGTAGTCAGGGTCAGCGGTTAGCAGGACCTTATTCTCATCCAGATAACCATGAATGGCAACACGTGGGAGTTCAAGTTCCCCGGCCTCATCCTTGCTGTCCGTGATGATCTTGCCAATGATACGGCTCTTATGCACGGGCAATTGATAACGCATCTTCACCCAGTTATGTCCGGCGCCATAAGGGTTGGTCGTCGCCCGCACTTTGCGAGGCATGCCAACTTTCGTAGAGCGGAGGCAGGAGAACATGGATTTGAAGCACTTGTCGTCGGGCCAAGTGGTAAGTTCTTCCCAGCCGATGAACGGATAGGCATGGCCATGATACTTGTAATAATCAGAGGGCTTTGCAAATTGACGAAAGTAAAGCTTCTCGCCAGTGGGCCATTCCCAGAAAGACTTGGTCTCGTTATATCTAGCCCCAGGCCAGATACGAGGAACCCATTTGCGGGATTTCTCGATCACGTCCTGCAGATCAGGATAGCTTTTGCGGAAGATGATGCCACGCCACTCCACGCCCCAGCCCTTGCCAACATCTTGACAGAAATCCATAATGAGAGCATCAGTCTTCCCCGGGCCGCGTGTTCCTTCGTAGAGACACTCAATAATAGGACAGCTAAGGAACGCCTCTTGAGACCCGGGCTGTGGTGCCCATACAACCTTCTCGGCACGGCCATTGGGCTTGATGACATAAGCCACCAAACCATCGTCAGTCTTGCGCCACTCAATACGAGAGGCACCGAGTTTTATCTCATCTGAGCCACCAAATGAAACGCTCATCCTTACTGAGCCTCTCTGGGGCTTGGCTTGTGATCCAGGATATACCCAGTGTGGCATCCTGCAGTGCCGACAAACACTATCAGGGCAGCACTTGCCTCTTCAGGCGTATCATACCAGCCGATGCACTTCTCGCCGGACTGCAGGACTATGTAGCCCCGTACTTCATAGCGACTGATAATAGGAGTTGCGGAAGATGTCAGCATGGGTCACCCCTGATCCAGGAGGCGACGTTGGAGTAGAAGTACACCGGCAATCAGACCGGGTTCCCATTGCCCCACTGGGTAGGTGATGCTGAGGCGGTCGTCGTCTGTTTCTGCCGCCACGACCAGAGCACGAATTTTGCCCTGCTCTGCCAGCGTGATGAATGGAGCAAACTCGCCCAGAGCGTATTCCCGCAGTTCTTTCTGCGTGGACCCGCCGGCATTCGGCTTAGGCCTATAGCTTTCGAGAATAACCAGGCTGCTGTCTTTAAGCTCGGTGCGCACCGTTCGTGCTTCGGTCTGCTGTATCGATCCAGGGGACTGTTGAAGCGCCTGAGCTTCGAGCATTTTGGTCAGCACGTCAAGATCTTCTTGCTGGATTTGGACCATGGCATGATTGTCCTTGCCAATGCCAACAATGGCTTCGAGAGGGCGTGGAGTGCGAGACACAGGTGCCTGCTGCAGCCTTGCGCCCCTCAGGAGGACCGCAAGAGCTTGTTCAGGGGTAATATCAGGCAAGGGGGTCAAAGCCAAGGTCCTCCAGCTCTTCAGGGGTCAAGTCGTTCACGCCGCGCATGCTATACTCCCTGCCATTCGGCCCGGATTGCATCAGCTGGGGATGAGACAACGGCCGGCGGTTCGCGCCCTTGCCCTGCTCCTTGTTCTCCATCTGCCACTTCAGCAGGTCAGCGGTCTTGCGCTCCAGCTCGGGGTCCTGGGCCTCAGCCTTCTCGCGAATTTTCCGTTCCATGATGGCCCGAACTGAGGAACTGCCGGTGCGCTTTTCCAGCCCGCTGACCGGGTCAACCTCATTCGGAGGCATCTCTGAGGGATACACGGGTGTGCCCTCGAGTGTCTTCCCATCGGCATTGTCCCGGAACCGTGCGGCCCAGTCGTCAGCGCTGAGGTTAGCTTGGTCGCTCTGGGGAATGGCCAGCACACCACCAGTGACGTGCGCCTCGATCCGCATATTCTCGCGGAACTTCTCGGGCCGGCGGGCCTTCAGCAGAACCTCCAGCAGGCGATCACTGTAGCGCCGGACAGTGAGCGGGATGGGCCGGTTGTTCTCATCCAGCTCAAGTTCGCCAGTTTTAGCATCGCGCACGAAGGCCTGAATGCCCTTATGAACGATCGGCTCCTCATATCCAGCCACAGCACGCCGTTGTGCTTCCTGCTCCAGATAATCATTGCCAATCTCCAATGCCGCATCCCAAGCTTCATGGAACTCTGCGACCAAGAGAACCCCGTCATCATCAAGGCCACCCATGTCAATGGTGTATCCAGGATACCCGTCCTCACTACGGCGCTTCCAGTAATACATGAGCCAAGGCGTGACACCACAGCGACGGGCGGTCTCGGAGACATTGGCGCAATCTGCAAATTCTGCTATCACCTGTTCCAGCAGAGCCTTGGACCGTTTCTGGTTGTGTTTGGACTGGTCCGAGTTCTTGGGATAAGCAGGGCGGTGCATTGCCATTTTGGGGCGCCTGTGGTTTTGGATTGGTTTTAAGCCATTTAGCCTTATCATGTTGTAGGCGTATACCAGCGTTGGCTGTTAAGAGGTTCGCCTTATTGCAAGAGTAGAACCGAATTTTTGGTCCCATGACTTTTTTCCAATATTTTTGGAGACTCTCCATATGTAAACCCTGCTGGGTTTCAATCCTGTCCTAATCCCAAATTGCCAAATTATTCATCGTTGTGGAGGCCCGTTCTCGGGTTTTCAAATTATTCATCGTTGTGCAAGAACAGGCTTGGGAGGAGGGTCCCGTTCTCGGGTTTTCAAATTATTCATCGTTGTGCAAGAACAGGCTTGGGGGGCCCCGTTCTTGGGTTTTCAAATTATTCATCGTTGTGCAAGAACAGGCCTGGGGG